ATATCACCTCTCATTGTAGGATCGTTTAGGTATTTCCAGTCAGACTTGTAGAAGTCATATCCTCTACGGAATCCTGTGAATCCTAAATTTAAAGCCATTTCTTTATCATTATCAAAAAGACCATATGAAGTACCACCAGCTCCGTAAGAGTTTTGTGCTGCTAACATATCATCAATGTCAAATGAGAAATTTCTATTTACAAAAAGAACATTTTCTTCGATTGAACCTTGTCTGTCTAATCTCTGAATTACAGAATCAAAACCTGCTAGAGTAACTGGGTTACCACCACTCCATACGTTTCCTCTGTTTTCAACTGCCCAGAAAATTCCATCAGATCCAGATTGGTTTGCAACTGATAAACCAACACCTGTATTTTGAATGAAATCTCCAGCACCAGAAGCTGCGTCTGCTGGTACAGTTTCTACCATTGCTGTTTCTAAGTAATCTTCGAAACGCATTCTAGTTTCATGCTCTGATTTTAAATACCATAAGTATCCATTTGCTCCATTTTCAGTTGTAACTTCAATCCAACCGATCTGAGCCATATCAGAACCATTTACTGTATACTGATCTTTAATAATAATAGGCTTGTTGTCAAAAATGAAATCTTGAGATTCGTTAGAACCAACCATTCCGTCTGTTCCTTTTGCGAATTCAGATCCATATATAAACATAGAAGCTGTTGTTCCTGCTCCTGCCCACGCTTGTCCTGTAGCCTCATAGTATCCAACTGTGAATACGTTTGGTGCTGCTGCTGTAGGTGCTACAGTAACTACTGCTTTATTATAAAGAGTCGTTCCATTTGTTTCAAGTGAAATCATAACCGTCTGACCAACTCTTATTGCTGCAAAACCATTTGCTGGTGCAGAAGATGCTGGTGGAGAAGGTGGATTTACTTGTGCTAAAGGAATAGTCCATACTGCATTGTCAGCTCCTGCTGCTGCTGGAGTTGTCATTGCTGTATACTTACTATGTAATCTTCCTTGTTCTGCCCACTTTATCAAATCTGAGTTAGTTGGCATCTCAGCTCCTACCATTCTTAAGAATGATGCAACTGATCTATTTCCATAACGCTCAAATTCTTTCTCATAAGTATCTGGTAGATACTGACTTAGAAAGTCAAAGTTTGTTATGTAGTTTGTTCTTGTGGCTACTTGCTGAGCACTTGGCTGCAAGTCAAAGCCAGGGACTGCTTGTACTGACATAATTAATTGTTTTTAAAATTTATACTCGTTTTATACTTCTAATTTTGAGTCCTCTTCCACTATCATTAGATTTTACTGCTCGTATGGTTCTACCGTCTTTTGTTACGCTTTGTTGTGCTTGTCTAATATCCATATTAATGTTTTTTGATTTTTTTGAAACATTGTCTACAGTATCAGAAACACCTTGGTCGTAAAAAAACTTCGCATACTTTTCTGGATTCATTGCCATAGATATTGCTTTATGGTAACCAGCTGCATCTATCATCAAACCATCTTTGTCCATAAATTTATTTAAAAATGTATTGACATCAGATTGCTTGTTTTTTAATTCAGCCGAATCTCCAGGCTTAAAAGTAAAATTCTTTTCCCCTACATTGAACTCAAAACCTTTGAACTCATTGCTGAAAACCTCATCGGTTTTCTTGAGAAAATAATCGTATCTTTTTGCATTAGCCTCTTTTGCAGTATTAGATTCCTCGATGTAACTTTTATAAGCATTTAAACTTTCTTTGTCTGTGTCAGATAATCCACTCCCACTTGACTCAAGAGGAATTTTATATTTATCTTTCTGTTCATTGAAATATTTTTTGGCTTTCGCAAGTTCTCTTTTTTTAGCTAAATTTAATTTCTTAATAGTTTTTGGTTCGTCTATCTCTTCATCATAACCAAAGTTATCATCAATTAAATCTTGAATATCAACAGCATCTAAACCTTCTTCAGTTGCATTATAATATTCAGCTAATAGTTGATCAGAGTCCATAGTACCAAAGTCTTTTTGTAATTTATAAAAGTCTTCAATACCACGCCCTGTTTCTTTTTTATACTCCATATATGCAGAAACATCTTCTGGTAACTCTATGTTTGCTTCTTTTTGAGCAAACAATTCGTCAACAGATGATATTTCCTTATCATACCTGTTTTTAATATATTTAAGAACGTCTTCGTCATTTAACTCTGACGATGGAGTTGTTTCTGGTTCAACAACTTTTTCTTCAGCTGCTGGCGTTTCCTGATTTACAGGAATATTTATTTTTTCTGTTTCATCAACTTTTTCAACATTTTCAAACTTTTCTTCATGCTTTTCTAAAAGTTCTTTTTCAATTTGTTGTGTTGACTTTTCTTCTTTTGTAACTTCTTTTACTTTAATTTCCATTTTATTTAATTTTATTTATACAAAGTTAGTGTAATTTTATTTACTTTTTTGAGCCTTTCTTTTTCATATTCCTGACTCTTTTTATTAATGCCATTTCTTTATCATATTTTTTTTTCATATTGACTACCTTACTCTTTTTATTCGTAGACTTTCCTAATCCTTGAGGTAATGGATCTAAAATTAAGCCAGCTAAAGTAGTTTTACGCTGAAAAGATAATCCTTTTTTAACAACTTCTTTTGCAACAGGAACAACTTTTTTAACAACTTTTTTTGCAAGCTTAAATGCTGACTTTTTAGTCAGTCTAAATGCTTTTTGTGTTGCTCTTTTTTTTGCTGAATTTGTTGTCATATTATCTTGGGTCAAACTCGGCCATATCAAATCCATCTAAGCTGTCTTCATTAGACTCAAAAGTAATAGGTGGTAAATTGTTTTTTCTCTGAGTAATCATTTGAGACTGCTGAGTAGACTGTTGAGTAATTCTTTTATCTTTAGCCTTCTCTCTATTTTGTTCTCTATTGTTTATCTGCTGCTCCTCTCTTCCTTTTAATTGCATTTGGAATTGGAATTCAGTTAACATTAATTGTTCTTTTAATGCAGCCTCGTTTTTAAGCTTTTCTATTTCAAAACCAATCTCTGCTTGCTTAACCTGCATTTTAGATTGAGTCTCCATTTGAATTTTTTGCATTTGAATTTGAGCAGCTGCTTGTTGAGATTGCATATTATTTTGCTGTTGCATTTGCATTTCAGTAGCTTTTTGCTGTTGTTCTTGTTTTTGTTTTTGCTTACGCTTTACTTTTAACAACTGATTAGCCATTTTGATATTTTTAATTTCTCTTATATCAATAGCATCCTCAAGGTCTATTCCTCCTTTTGATAAAGCCATTTGAATGTTTTGCTCTAACATTGCTTTTTGTTCTGCATCTGGTGACATTTCAATAAATATACCAAAGTCATATAGGTATAAGTTTTTAATGTCTTCTAATAATCCCAAATTATATTTACCTATTTGCATTGCAAACTCATCAGCAAAATCAGAATACTCTAATACATCAGCCGTTCTTATTGATAATGCTTCGGCTAGTGTTTGTGTTAAAAACAAACTACCTTCTAAAATATGTCTTGTTGCAGTATTAGAATTTAGTGCAGCTAATTTTTGCACACCTACTAAAGAGTAAGCATCAGGCGTAGAGCCATCTCTTGCCTCATTTAATCCAGTAACCTGTCTAATCATATCTAAATAATGATTATAATTACCTATTAACATTTGCATTTTTTGAGAACCACTAGATGAGGTTAGCTGTGTAATAGGAACTCTTGCTTGATTAAAGTCTCCATCTTGAGTATAACTTCTACCAACAACGCTACCAGTTTGGAAATATAACCTTAAAGCATCAGATGGATCATATGCATTTCCAGTTCCCAAATCTACTTCATTCATTCCGTCTGCATCTATATACACGCCATCTGGCACAACCTTAGAAATAACCTGTTGTAGTTTTAAATGAGTTAACTGTATTAGGTCAGCAAAAGGTATCATCCGTCTAACTAATGACTCTATGTTTCCCTTGTACATTCTTGGTGCTGTTGCTACATAATTAGGCATTGCATATTGACTTGCAGATTGCGGTCTAACCATATTTTTAGCCATCTCCCATTTAAGTATAATATTTGTTCCCATCACCATAACACCCTCATACCATACATCAATTCTTTTTTCTACTCTTTCAAATTTACCTTCCTCCATCATTTCTTGTGGTGGATTAAATTGATCATCTTTAGGAACCGTAGTATAATTACCTTCCGAAGTTTGTTTCTTTTTATAAACAAAACTTTCTGTTGATTTGTAATTAAAATACAAAAGAGTACAAGTGTCTCTATAGAACATACTGTTTTCGTACATCTGAGCTACATTGTAATAGTCATACCATGATTGACTATACTTAGAAATTTCTTTCATATCCTCCTGAGTTAAATCAGGATTTATTTTTAAAACTTCTGTTATAGGTATTGTCTTAACTTCTCCCCAGTAAAAACAATCTTTAAAGTATGGGTCTTCAGTATAGCTATAAACAACATTTGCTGGGTCTACATATTTTACTTTAATACCATCGCCTAACTGAAACTCGTGTTTTACCATAGACACACCCAAAGTCATTAAGTCCATGTCACATCTTTTACGAGTCTGGTCATAATGATTTTCTTCTAACATTGTGTTAATAGCAATTTCATTTGCCATCTCTACAGCTGGCTTGTAATTCATTTGCATATAAAGCTCCATCTCTAAATCACTTTCTGGCAGCTCGTCAGGATTAACCTGAAACACATCCATTCCAAAATCTTGTTCTATCTGTTTAAATAAAGGTTTTGCTATAACATTTGTTTCAACCATTTGCTGAAACTTACCTCTTTTTTCTGATGACATTGCATCTTGTGCATATGTTTTTATTGTAAATAATCTATCACTCATACCGTTTACAACGATATCTACAAACTTAGGGATAATAGGTACTGGCGTCCAGTCAAGATTTAAATATGATAAATCTCCATCTACAGCTAATTCGTTTTTATATTTTGCAATTGACTGTTCTCCTCTAGCATATAATCTTAATCTATTAAACTCTAACCACTGACTGTAAAACCTACATTGATTCACTCCTTCTTTTCTAAACCACTCGTATTGAATAGCCTGACCTACTTGTAACCCAAACTCTTTAGTTTTTTTTTCTGAATCAGGTGCAAATTGATCGGGAAATGATGCTGATTTTATGTCAATAGTTACGTTATCCATTATCTTATTATTTGACTCAAGGAATTCTTGTTGTTATATCGTGCAAAGTTAATACTTATTTTTGATTTTTGTTTAGATGGTGTGTATAAGTGCTTCTGATTAGCCATGATAGCTAAACCAGAACTAATAGCAGCATCAAACTTTGTTCTTTTGCTAATATCAAACTTTGCCCAGTCTATTAAAGTTTTTTGAAATGGCATATCTCCTATGGTTTCAGAATCTCTGTAATGACCTTCAAAATCAAAACCTATATACTTTTCTATATAAGATTCAATTGCAGCCGCATGAGATTGCTTTACGTCTTCTGAAGTGTTAGGTATACCGCCTAACTCTCTTTCTGTTTTTGATAATTTGTTAAATCTTTTATCTGGTCTATTCATACTATAACCTCTATATCCTCTGTTTTTAAAATGATACAATAATCTTGGCTTGTTGTTTTCACACAATATAGGCATTCCATAAAAAACACAAGCCATTAAAACTTCTTCAAAAAATATTTCAGCCGTTTGTGGTCTGGCTATGTATTCTAAAAAAAATGTATTAGAAGGAGCGTCATCCATATTAAACTTTGTTAATCCATGCAAGGCTCCATTAGAACCTTTACCAACAACTACTCCAGAAATATCATAAGAGTCACAACCAAAAGATCCTAGGTGCTCGTTGGCTGGATGCTTAATACCATTACGAACAATTACTCTATTTTGTAAAGCGACTCCTGGAGTCCAAGATACTAAAAATCTACCACTTTTGTTTGGGCTAAAAATTACCTTAGTATCCTTTACACCATCTTTCCAAGAAAAAGATCCTCGAGTAATATGTTGACCTAACATTAATGAATCATTATAATCAATTTGTTGGTAAATTTTTGTTAAATTAAACAGTGATTGTTTAGACTCATCTCTAAAGGCATGAGATTCAGTTCGTGGAAATTGTCTGTAAAATTCATTTAATGCATCAGGATCATTTGACAAAGATGATACCTCGTTCTCCCAATAATTTATAGCACCAGTTGTAATGTCTTCTCCATCAATACCAACAACAGGTTTGTCAGGAGAATGTAAAACAGGCATTCCATACTTATCTATATACCCTTCAAAATTCCACTCCATTGGAATAAATAAATTATACAATCCTGACTTAGTTTGTCCGTTCTGATTTCTTTTACCACCATCTGAGTCTTCAAACAATTTTTTAAAATTTTCACCACCTTTATCTAATGCGTTTGAAGTAGACCCCATCATACATTTCCCAATAACCTTACTACCAAGTCTCAAACAAGTTTTAGTAACCCTCCAATTATTTAAGATGTTTTCAGGCCTTTCCCACTTACCACTTTCATCATGTAATAAGTATTGCAACTTTTCACCATCATAAGAGTTGTCTGATGTATTCTTCCAATCTATTGTTGTGTCTAATCCGTCAAGCTCCTCAATACCAATATCATACATATTTTTTTTAGTTATCTTAGACGCAGGAACTCTATAAGCTAATTCTGTTTTTGGCTTGTCCATACCATCTTGTATGGGTTTAAAAAAGAACGGATAGTTATTCGATATTGGAACTACTTTATCAGTAAACATTTTTTTAGCATCGGCTCCTGTTTTAGATAGTATACCAATACGAGCATCTCTTGTTATTGTTGCCTGATTAACTCCTTCAGAAGAACTCATAAATGAAAATCCTGACCGTCTTATTTTTAAATAACACATTCCAAAACTTCTTTTGTCTGCTTTACAGGCTTCCCAGAATAAATAAAAAATCCTGTTTGCTTCTCTAAAGTCTGGATTACCAACATCAATCTTAGTCCACTGTAAATACATATAATGCGTTCCTGTAATGTAAGTAGGTATTCCGTTATTTTTAAACCAATGCCCTTGCTCTCTTTTATCAAATTCGCTTTCTATATAGTCAACCCACTCTGATTTAAAGTGTGGAGGTGCTTCGTGCCACTGGAAAATAGTTTGTATTCTTTTTAATATCTTAGGTATTAGAGTTACCTCCCAAGTTTGATCTTCTTTTTTTTCTTTATCATTAATAAATTTTACAGGAGCCTTAGGTAGTCCTATTTTAATATTACTAACTTCATAAACCTCGCCAAGAGTTCCATCTTTTGAAATAATAATTACATCGTATTTTTCGTTATATCCATACAACCATGTTTTTGCTCTGTTTTTATTAGCAATAACATTTTTAGGTATGTAGTTTTTTAATACCCTGTAAATACTATTTTGATCTTGATTCTGCAAATCCTTTAGGTGTTGTGTTTTTTGTTTCTGTTGTTATTCCTTCAAGTAGGTTTCTTTCTTCTTCTATTTTTTTTACTATTTCAAATGCATCCATAATACAAAGTTTTTTAGTGGCAGCTGCATTTTTTAATCTATCAGCGGCTAATTCATCCTCGGCATCAAACTTAATAATATCTTCTTTAGCCACCTTAACTAATTGTTTTACAGCCTTTTCCCCAGCTTCTATTATTTGTAACTTTAATTCTTTATTCATTTAGTATAGTTGTTAAATTATTAGTAAACATTCGATAAAGCAATTCACCATCTACAGTAAATTCATATTCGCTTTCAGGTTGATATACAACTACATCTCCAACTGAAAAGCCTAAAGATATTAATTCTTCGTTGATATATTTTATAGTTCCTTGTAGCCTTTCATATTTAGCACCCTTTTCTAAAAATGCTTTTTTTGCTAATAGAGGTTTTATAAAACAATACTTGCCATGAGACTTCCACCCATCTTTATTTTTAAATAAAAAAAACTGATCGTGCTCTACAAAAAACAAGTTGTCTTTAAAAAAACTTCTACCGCTTTTACGTCTACCATACATATCATTATAAAACTTAAATACATTATGATGAACTAAAAGAGTATCACCTTTTTGCACTTCACCCTTATAATTTAAAGGTAATTCTTTTACTATTCCAAATCTATTTGATGCTTTATGGTCTTCTTCAGATACGCTAGTTATAAACTGTGTGTCACCAAATTCTTTTATATTATCATATCTCCTGTTGTTTACAGGCTCTACAATAAACGAGTGCACCGACCTCATTAAAAGTTTATGTTGTATTCTAAAGTTATTGGAAGCGTATACAAAAACTCTTTCCATATTAAAACTTCCTGATCTTTAATAACCCAAAGTTTATAGGATTGTGTCTCTTCGTTAGCTTGTATTAAATGTATTTTGTAATCTCCACCTAAGACTGGTTGATTTACTATATAGTGCATAGATCCTGATTTATAATCAGATCCAACTGAAATTTTTCTAATATCCATTTTATTTTATTTTTTTTCTTCCACTAAACCTTTATTAATCTCCTTTGTAATTTCTTCAACAATATGTAGTGTACTTATTGGAAGTGATTGTAATAGTCGATTTATATGTTTAATAGATTCTTCATTTAATTCTACTCTCATTTAATTTAATTAGGTTGCTAATAATATATTATAGTTTACGCCATTAATTCTAACTGGCCATTTATGTGTTGATGCTGTTGCTACTGATGACGCAACAACACCTAAATTTTGTGTATTAGACCCGAAAGCTATTGTATTAGCAGAAGTTGTTGCCGCACTTGTTCCTATTGCTACAGAATTTGCAAATGTTGCTTGTGCTCCAAATCCTATTGCTATTGAGTTGTCAACACCTGCCCCTGAAGATGCGTCTGAATTTTTACCAATAGCTATCGAGTTTTCACCTTGTGCTATTGCTGATGTACCTATTGCAATTGTACCACCTTCTATTACAGAACCAGTAATCCCTGCGGATTGATATCCTATTGCTATATTCCCTACGCCTGATCTAGTTATATTTGAATAAACCGCAGCAGTACCCTCTGCTTGATATCCTACTGCAATACCAAAAGTTGATGTGTTGTATGTTTCGGTTTCTGTAGTTTGATCACCAATAGAGGCGTAAGCCCCAATAGCAACTTGTCCTTCTCGTGCACTACCACCACCATTAGCCATGGCAAATGCCCCTATACTAACATGATCACGACTATTACCACTTGAACGGAAATTATCATAACCCGCACCTGAAAACATACCTATATAAACACCATTTCCTTCATTCGTTGATGATGATGCTTTAAATTGTTTAGCACGATCTCCTATAACAACGTCCCCACGATTTTGTTGATGTGGGTTTGTGCTAGTACCAGCCATAGAAAAACTACCAATAGCAATTCTATTTTCAGCATCTGCTGGGACTCCTCTATTTCCTAAATATCTAGCCGCATTAGTACCTATCATAATATCAACAATAGGCTGAGCGTCTCTTCCTGCTAAATTTCCTATTGCTAAATTGCTACTCGTATTAACAACGGTAAATAGTGCGTTTGTACCAATAGCTATATTGTTAGATGATGTTGTAGCATTATACAGGGCTAAATCTCCTATGGATGTATTATTAGCTCCTGTTGTCAGGGCCCTGTTAGTGTCTTCACCTATACCTATATTATGTAAACATAGTGCATCGTCATAGTTCCATCCATTTCCATAAGCACCTATTTTTATATTTGTACTACCTGTTCGTGCTATTAATCCTAAATCACCCCCTGTATTATCTAAAAGAGTTATTCCATTGATTGGTGTGTTTGCTAAAGCATTTGTGCCTACTGAAATAAAAGATCCAGTAAAAGTGCTTGAGGTTCCATTTGAAACAACTTCGTTAATGGTACTAGAATACATTGTTAGATCGTCCTCAAATCTACCTATACTTCTTATATTAGAAACTCCACCAAAAGAACTTACATCTGTTCCCGATAATCCTCTCCATGTTGTAGTTGTTACTGTTCCTGTAGCTCCGACTGAAGCAACTGTTAGTGTAGCTAAAGTAGTTCCATAATTAACTGTTAAAGTATCACCTACTGTCCAATCTTTACCTCCACCATAAACTTGTATACCTGTTATCTCTCCTGATCCCCCCACACTCGTAACTCTTATTATTACACCAGTAGCTGTTCCGATAATAGAAGAAACTTTTGTAGTTGGATAGTAATTATTAGCAACATATCCTGTACCAGCCGCAGTAATAGTCGCTGTAACTACCGCTCTAGTTCCTACTGTTGAATCTGCATTACCATTTAATGTAATATTACCTCCAAATGAATTTACTTGAAGAACACCTGTGTTACTAATAGTTATTGTTCTAGTCCCTGGTGTGCTTACTGTACTGATACCATTACCACCAACAATATTTACTGTTTCTCCGTCAGCAACTGTTCCAGGCCCACCTGTGTCTCCATCAATATTCCATGATGTCATATTACCTCCTGCTGCTTGAGCCACCCATTCCATATACCCACCGTTTGTGCTGTTAAACGCAAGAATCTGTCCTGCTGTAGCTACCGATGGTGCGGCTGTTGTTCCTAATACAAATGAATTATTTGTTGTTCCGTTTGAGTTTTGAATAGTTAAAGCTGTGTCCAGTAATGTACCGCCTTTGGTAGCAACAACTTGAATAGTTGGTGTTTCGGTAGATAATTTTATAGACGTACCTGTAACGGCAGACGTTGTTCTTAAATAAGTAGCAGTTGCAGCCTGCTCAGCAAAAGTAAATGTGCCTGAGTTTGTAATTGCAGTTCCAGCAGTACCAGTAGAGTCAGTTAAAGAAATACTTTGAACCGTTCCTGTTCCTGAGCCAGTAAAATTTAGCTCTATATTATTACTTCCAGCGTTAGTAAACACAGCACCTCCGCCTCCTTGTAATGTAAACGAGCTAGAATTAGTCCCATCTGAATTTGTTACAGTTATTAAGTTCCCTGCATTAGTTACAGCTAAATCCCAGTCAGCTCCTTTAGGAGTTGAAAATCTACCCGTTTGATCATAGTAAGTTCCTGTAGCAATTGCATCTACCTCAATAATTAAATTATTATCTGACCCACTTTGATTTACTCTAAATGTATCTCCTGATACATAGCCAGATCCTCCAGCAGTAAATGCTAAATCAGCTAATACTACACTACCAGCAGTTGTATTTGTTATGCTTACTATTATTCCTGAACCACTTCCAGTTACGGCTGTTGTTGTTAGTCCGTTTGCAATTGCATAATTTGTTCCTGTAGTGTTGTCATCATAAAAAGCTGTTGTTAATCCACCAGGCCCTGTTGCAACCGTTCCTGTTGTTATTAATTGAGAAGAAACTATTGGTGTAGCTGGAGCTGTAGCATCTACAGAAGTATCAATATATGTTGTGTCAGCTACGTTTACAGCCGTTACGGTTCCTGTACCTGCACTTGCCCATGTAGGGAAACCTGCTGGCCCTCCCGAAATTAACACCTGACCTAATGTTCCTCTATCTGTATTTAACTCTATAAATGCATTTGCTGCTAATTTTAATCCTCCACCCGCTAAATTTATATCTCCTGTTAAGGTTATGTTTTGTGTTGCTGTATTACCATTATCTAATACTTGCTGAAGAGTTTCGTTTATTCCAGAAACTGTCTGCCAGGTGGGTGTTACAAAAGGCCCATTAGAAACTAAAGCCTGACCAGCCGTTCCTGAACTTCCAGCCAATAATATCTGACTATTAGCACCAGACAAGCTTATTGACCCTTGACTTATTATTAATCTTCCTTGTGTTGCTGAAGCTGTTGGCGTTCCATTACCATTAAAGTTTATAACTCCTTGTCCTGTTATTGTATTAGTTCCACTTAATGTAATCCCACCAGTTCCTGTAAAAACTATACTACTATTTAATAAAGTATTACCAGCTGTTACAACTTGTTGTAGGGTTGGTGTTGTAAGTGTTCCCGCACTACTCCAAGCCAAACCATTAGCCGTTGCACTTAAAAACTGTCCAGGAGTACCATACACATAAGTTCCTGTTCCATCATCTATACCTATTTGTGACTGATCACTAACTTTTAAATTTACACCATCACTTAAAGTTACATTGCTATAAAATATAGAGGTACCACTAACAGATAAAGTTGAATTACCTAATAAAGATAATCCACCGCCTGTTTGAATTGTAAATGTTCCTGTTAAATTTGGATTTGCCGTTGCAACTGGGCTTACAGCTAACGTATCGTTCCATGACTGAGTTGTTCCTGGTGCTGCTATCCAAGCTAATCCTGTTCCTGTAGAACTTAATACTTGACCAGCCGTACCATGTGAACCTAATCCACCAGCCGAAATTGTTGTTGGGAATATATCTATTACAGATATACTTGATCCTAATGCAGAGGCGTTTCCATTTAATTCTATATTAAGCAATGAGGTGTTCCCCACGCCTAATACAGAATTTAAATCTTGATTGACACCTCCTCCGCCACCTAATGAGCTAACTGTAAATGTTACTGTCTTTTTGTTATCGCTAACATCTGTTCCAATAATTAAATCATTAGATGCTGGTGTTACCGTAGGGTAAGCAGTAGTATTTTTTATTTTAGCCATAGGGTTGCATTTTTATTTTTCTATCTTCAAGTCGGCAGCCTCTTCTTTTGGAGCGTCAGTAACATCTCCAGTTTCTAAATTAATAGTTGCGTTTTTACCATACTTTTCCATTAAAGTAATTTCTTCTTTTTGAAACTTTTCTTTAACTTCAGCAACCTGTTCCATTAGTTGATTCTGTTGCAATATAGTATCACCTAAATTCATTTTTAAAGTATTAAATTCGGCTTGTAATCCTTGAAGTAATGTTAATTCTTCTTCCGTTAGTTTTTTCATTTTCTTATCCATTTAATTTTATTTATTTAAGGTTATTAAAGTAACAAAGATACAAAAGTTTTTTTATGTAATTGTTATGGTACGTTGGTTGTCCATGTAGGAGTATTGACTCCTGTTCCATCAAAGGAATTTGCAGAACTATCATCGTATGATGTACCAGTTCCCTCATTAAATCTCATCCAAAACTGTAAATTAGATGATACTGAATAACTTCCTGTGTTTACAGATAAGTCTATTGGTGATCCACTATTATAAATAGCATTCATATTTGTGTCATTTAAAGCAGTATTCCATATTGCTGCATTATTTATTTCGCCATCAAAAACATTAGATAAATTTGTTCCCGCTCTTTGCCAAGCCCCAAGATTTGAGTTACCACTATATGCTAAATTCATATTTGCATTTCCAGAATTTATATATGTACCTGTGTATTCAGAACCATTAATATACATTTTCCAAGTTGTATTATCATCATATCCATTTGCAGGAACAACAACCCCTAAGTGATACCATTGACCTGAAGATATTGTTGAGTTTTGTGTACTTTTAGTTATACGATTAGCTGTACCGCCACCAGGAGAACTACCATTTAAACCAAAGAAATGAAATACAAATTTACCAAATCTATTCACTAACATATTTATACCGTAGTAACTTGTAGTCCCACTAACCCCCAAAGAAAACATAGTAAAAGAAGTTGTAAAGTCGTCAATATACACCCATGATGTCCAGGTGTAACCGTTAGCATTAATTTGAGTCTCTGTTGGATTTAAAACTGTATTTTGTTGATTTCCTAAAGATATATATTGATTAGAGCCATTACCTTCTATTGAATAATCTACAGTGAATGCTGCGGCAGCATCTATATTATTTATAGCCTCAATATCTCCAGCCAACTCAATAGTGTTAACCTCTTGTATTAAATCAGTAGCTGTATCGTTAAGCTTTGCAATAGTACCCATGTTATGCTAGCTCTATAAACGTATTGTCTGGATGAAAGAATATTTGTCCATTTGAAGAATCTATTAAGGTACCTACAATTCTAACATATTTACCTGTACCTGAAGGTGGCTCTACCACTAAATTACCTGCGGTTAATGAAAGATGTAGTATATCTCCATCATTTCCTGGGTCATAATTTAAAGTATACATTCCTCTAGTTAACATCCCCACACTACTAGATGTTCCGCTTCCACAGGCAATAGCTAATAAACCTATACTTGTAGCCTTAGCATCCGCATCAGTAGCAATCCAGTCTCCACCAGAATAACAATAAACTTTACCTTGCACAACAGTTGTTCCTCCTAAATAAACTCTTTCTCCTTGAAATAATCCCGAACTGTTTCCTGTTTTTTCTAATTGTGTATTAGCATTCCAAGTTCCTGTAGTTACCCCTCCACCTGCACCATTCGTAGACTCTGTCTCAGTCAAGTTAGGAAGATTTGTTATCTCTGTTTGATTTAGATTAATAACAGGATCAGCAGCTGTTCCTGCTAAATTTAAAGGAGTACCCGTTCCAGTGTTTGAAACACTAACTGAGGTTACCGTACCATTATTTAAAGCTGTTACAGTAATATTTCCAGAAGAAGTAATAGGTGAATTAGAAACACTTATTCCTGTACCTGCCGTTATTCCTACTGAAGTAACTGTTCCTTGAGGAGCTAGAGAGGTTATTTCTTGTATTTCATATGCTCTTGTTTCTCCCGAACTACTAGAATCTAGCCCAATCATTATAAGATCATTTTCGTCTGGTGAGCCTGTACCTCCAGGACAGTCTGCGATTATTCCTGTTGTGTCATAATCTACAGCTATCGTACCTGATGTATTTATATTACCCCCTGTTAATCCTGCTCCTGCGGTTACTTGTGTAACTGTTCCAGCTCCAAATGGTAAAGCACTAATGGTAGCTTTTTTTATAGTAGTATCAGTTGCGTCAGAAAACCATATGGTGTCTGCTGCAACAGGTGCTTCTGATGTTGCTACTAAAATTGCATTATCAGCACCTGAATAATCAATATTTACAGTTGGTGTAACTGAAGCACTTCCTGATACCGATATTCCTGTTCCTCCTGAAACTGAAGTAACTGTACCTACTGTTAAATTACCTAAAGATAAATCTCCTAATATTACTTGAGAAGACGTTCCAGCACCAGCAATATTTATAGTTCCTGAAGCGGTTACTGGCGAGCCAGTAATTGTTAAAGCACTACCAGTTTCTGTAATAGAAACTGAACTTACTGATCCGTAATTTTGACTAACTACCCATGCAGTAGATGCCGCAAAAGTAGTATTATCTGACAATCCTCGTGTACCAACATCGGGTACTGTTCCAAATGTTTTTGTTCCGTTTATTGTTTGTGCTCCTGATGTTACAACTACTGTACTATCAACGTCAATAGTTACATTATACCCACTATTTGAAGTGGTAATTCCTGACCCACCTATTAAGTCTATTGTGTTTCCGTCTGATATTGTTTGAGCTGAACCCCCACCAGAATCTGTCTCTATATTCCAAGAGTTCATTGTTCCTGGGCTAAATGTAGCTAAAGACCCATCTCCTCTAATATATTGGCTTGTTGTTCCTGCCATTGTAATAGCAAGAGTTCCTGCACTTGTAATAGGTGAACCCCCTACAGTAAAAGCATTTCCTGCATGAGTAAGTTCTACACTTGTTACTGTTCCATTTCCTGTTCCTGCTCCAATATCACTTCTTACTTGTGCAGCAGTTCTTGACACAACTAATCCGCTAGATTGAGTTAAAAATACTGATGCCGCCGAACCTAATGCCGATATTGTGTTTATTGTTAATGATCCACTAACTGTGCACCCAGCTCCTGTTGTTTTAAATCTTATACCACCATTAGCATATAATGTTACAGCACTGTTTCCTCCTACATAATTACTTGCCTGTATAAAGGTTGCCATAATATCATTAACACCCTCTATTCTTGTTTCGGTAGCTTGTATGTATATCGGTCTTGGATTGGGATCATCAGGATCGGAACTTGCAAACTTTGTAGCTGTAATATAGTTTATATTAGAAGTTCCACCAGGAGCGTCATGATAAATAGTAAAGTCTGGCACTTGATTACCACTGCTTCCTGGGCCGCCATCACCCATTTTAATTTTGGCATTATCACAATACCAACTATTTGTATTTCCATTACAAGGCATAAAATTAGATTTTTACAAATATACGAATTTAAATAAAAGTGTTTAACTAATATTTAAACTCGTATATGTAATTCAGATTAAAGTATCTCTGTAATCATTACTCTTGCTTCATCTGTATCTAAAGCATCTACAGTAGTAATAGTAATCGCTGATGTTGAGGTTCTTTCAACTCCACAAAACAAATCATCAAAAGGAGATTCGTTACGATAAATTTGAACCATTACATCTCTTGTTCCTAAATTGTGAGTAACAGTGTATGATGTTGCCGAGCCGTTACCAATATTTGCTACTGCATTATGATTGTTTCCAATACAAGTTGTAACTGCTTGACAAAAGTCTGTTATTTGTGACGCTGGTATTGCAATAGTATTTTCTGACATTGCAGTCACAAAACCTTTAGCGTCAACCGTTGCATTTAAAGATTTAGTTACACCACCGTATGATGCTGCTGTTACACCAGAGTTATCTATTGTTACAAATCCATTTGCTGTTACTCCAAAGTTTGCCGAATCAAATCCTGCAACCCCTTTTGCTGTTGCACCATCAGTTGCTCCTGCTCCTGCAATGTTTTCGTCAGCTATAACAACCGTATAGTCAGACTTAGCTGGAGATGAACTTGCTGCAATATCTGAATTTGCAAATAATAAATCTCCTGGTTCTAATTGTGTACTAAAGAATGCTGAACCTGCTACAGTAACTACAAAGAAGTCACCATTATTTAAGGCTACGTTGGCAGCTCCAGATAATGCAGGAGAGTTTGTACTTGCATTATATCCTCCTTGAAATGCTCCTACTCCTCCAACTTGTGCTAATACATAAGCTTTCGAAGCTGCATCTGTTGAAGCAGAAGGTGTTGTTGGTACAGTTACTTGACCAGCAAAAGCCGATTGACCTGTTCCTGTTACATTTAATGCTCCTGATGTTTCTATTCCTCCAGTACCTACATTTAAACTTGTTGTAACTGTTACATTACTTGGTAATCCAATAGTTATATCACCACCGTTACCTGTAGATGGTGTTGTTATTTCAATCTCCGAAGTTGTTCCTGAGAATTTTGCAGTTGTTGTTGAACCTCCAGAAGAACCTACTAATGATAATGTAGACTCGTTAGAAGACACAGCACCTACACTTAATGCATACTTTGCATCTGTATTACTAACTGTGTTAGTTATTGTTACTGATCCTGTTGAACCACTAACACTAATTCCTGTTCCAGCTGAAACTGCCGTTACACCTGTGTTGGATATTGTTACGTTTCCTGTTGCACCACTTACACCAATACCTGTTCCTGCAACATTACTTAATACACCATCATTTTGTATATCAAGTATAAATCCATTAGAACTTGTAGTAATACCTGTTCCTCCTTGGAATGTAGCTGTTGAACCCGCTGTTACGTTTGCTGAGGTACCACTGTCTCCTGTTAATTTCCAACCACTGTATACAGTAGGTGATGTTGGCATTGTAACAGTCTTTAAGTTTAAGGCTGTTAAATGACCTGTAGAATTTGTAGTAACCGAATCAACTACGTCAAAAGTCCCTGCTGAACCTGGTGACGATGAACTTGAGGTATCACTTCTTGAAGTAGTGTCGTGAGAAAGAGTAACTGTTCTTGTTCCACCAATACTTCCACTTATATATGTGCCACCAACAACATCTACTACTTGACCATTACTAACTGTTTGATTTGATCCAGTTGTTGAACCTATAGTCCATGATGTCATTGTTCCTGCACCACCATTAGATGCGGCAGTTATTCTACCTTGTGCATCAACCGTAAAGTTAGCCGAAGTATAAGAACCAGCAGTAACCGCTGTATCATCAAGAGTAATTGTTAAAACATCTGTTGCAGCAGCTGCTGTAGTAAGACCTGTTCCTCCTGTAAAAGTTGCAGTGTTTGTGTCACTTATAGTTTGTGATCCTGTATCTCCAGCCATTGTCCATGAAGACATTGAGCCAGTTGGGCCTGTATAAGCAATAGTTACCGCTCCAGTTGCACCACTTACAGATATATTAGATCCAGCTACTGCCGAAGTTACACCTGTATTAGTTAAAGTCATTCCTGACGCAGTAGTTGCAGTTCCAATACCTGTTCCTCCTGCAATATCTACAGTTACTCCATTTGTAACTGATAAATTAGATCCTGAATCACCTTGAAGAGTCCATGAAGTATATCCACCTGGAACAGATGCCCATACATTATCACCTCTCAAGAAAGTAGAACTACTTGGAGAACCAGTTGCTGATAAATCTATGGTTCCCATAGTTACAGCTCCTGTAGCACTAGAGTTTGCAGTTCCAGCAGAAACAAATGTTCCGTTAGCATTAGTAAATGATGTTACTCCTAATGTAGCCGTTCCATTTGATGCGGCTGTTACAATACCCTGTGCATTTACAGTAATACTTGCGTGAGTATATGATGCAGCTGTAACACCAGAGTTTGGCATATTAACTGATATTGTTCCGCTACTTGTTATTGGTGAACTACCAATAGTTAGGTAATTACTAGACACCCCAACAGACGTTACGGTACCTGCATTACTGTCTAAAGTAATCCAATTAGAGCCATTATAAAATTTAAGAACATTAGAGTCTGATCTATATATTAACTGACCCTCTCCAGTTACGGATGGATCAGAAGTTACGTTCTGTACTTTAAAGTTTTGTAGCTCTGTATTATTGAGCGAGACATTTTGTAAAAAATTAATTGCCATGTTATCTGTGTTTTATATTGTTAAAATTTATAGGTTAAGCTTAATTTAAGTTCTCCTTCACTATCTTCTGATTCCATATCTAATAAATAAGAAGGCTCAATATATAGGTTGTCCCAAACATTTAATGCATATCCAACTCCCAAAGACACTTCTTCTTCTTCAGTTATTAATCCATATGCAAATAGGTGTTCACCAAATATATATCTTGCTATCAAATTATAATCTTCCCCGTTCATCATTATACCTGCACTTATTTTATCCATAGAGTACATTACTCCTATGTTATCTGTTAAGTTGTCTAAACTTATTTCTTCTCCGTCTGCTGGTGAACTAATCATGCTAGTTACCATAAATTGTGCTGAAGCTAAAATTGTAAATAAACTTAATATTGATGTTAAAAATATTTTTCTCATGTTTTGTTTTTTAGTTAGTTAAAAAAGGCCTTTCCTGTTTGTGCCCCGTTAAAAGTTATTGTTACTTGGTTTAAACTATCATACTCTACATCTCCGTATACTGTTTCTAACGCTGAGTTAACAACAGATACTGACGGATACTTATTTAATCCATGATTTATTACCCAAGGATTAGCAGCTACATTCTGAGAAAACACATAATTCTTGTCTCCAGAAACAGCTCCGCCATACGTTAGCAAAGATATGAAATAATCTTTATCGTTTTGTAGGTTACCTGCACCCGCCTTAAATGTAACTCCAATATCAAAAAAATCAGTCTCTACACCATCTTGAGCCGCTGAATTCCAATCATATACACCAAAGTTTGATGGATCGTCAGTTTGTGATATTAAAACAACTGAAGATATTAATGGTACTGAGTAGTAGGAAGAAACGTCTATGTTTGATTTTAACATAAACTTACTTAACATAAAGGTTGTTAAAGAAGAAAAGGCTGGTGTTCCTGCTCCAGAATTTGAAAATGATATTGTTCCTGATCTTCTTACCTCTCCTGTGTTCCAGTTCTGATACTGATACCTTAAGGCGTTACTTTCTATTTTATTATTTGTATTTAAAAATACAGCAATATCGTCAAAAGTAAAATTCTTTGTTGCCATGTCATTAATAGCATCACTACCAATTACTTTGTCAGTTCCTACTATTATAGATTGTATTGGATAAGAAGATATTTTTGACATTACTTGTTTTTGATTTTAGTTCCTTTTTCATATGAGCGTCCTCCAAAGTATGCAGCAACAACTGTAACTAGCAAAACTTTTAAAAGATCTTTCCACTCATCGTCAACTACAAAGGTAATAAATCCTGAATCAATAAAAATAAGCAAGATTGTACTAAAAATCAAAAATATTAAAACAGCTGGTCTAACTGTTTTAGACAAATAGCTGTCTGAAGCCATGTCGCTTTTCCAGCGTTCTGTTACATTCTTTTGTTCTTCATTAGCAGCGTTATTAAATATCTCTAACATTTCTTTTTTAAACGCTACTTTTTCATCAGGAGTTTGAACAAACTTGTCAACCACATTACTAACCTTGTCTGCCACTTCCATTCCTGCTGATCCAAATATCTTACTCCATATACTCATAATTCATTATATTCTTTTGTTGCATCAAAACTAGGGCACTCTTTGCTTGAAAAATCTCTATGCCCATAAACAACTGCTTCAGGGTGAAATTTTTTTAAAGTTTTAAGAAGTAAAATTAAAGATTCTTTTTGTTGATCTGTTCTAGTGTCCTCCCAACACTTCATGTCTTTATCCATCCCACCGATATAACATATTCCCAAACTATCATAGTTATGTCCCGAAACATGGGCACCATACTTGTCAACCATTCTACCATACTCTATTTTTCCATTTAACCTTACAACAAAATGATAACCTATATCGTCCCAGCCGTTTCCTTTAACATGCCAGTCTCTAATATCTTCTGCTGAAAAATCTTTATTTCGAGGAGTAGCAGAACAATGAACAATAATTTTTTTTATTGCTCTCATTCATTATTTTCTTAGTTGATAAATTCTATCGTCTAACCTATTAAGAGTTTCTTTCATTTCTGACATTTCTGTTTTTATAAAAACCAACTCCTTTTGTATTTCTATCATTTGTTCTGACGATGTTTGGCTAGGCTTTGGTAATTCTTTAGCTACTTCTATTTGAGCTTGTAGAGAATAATA